AGACTCTGAAGACTTCAAGATCGGCACCAAGGAAATCGAGGTGCTGATCGCCACGGGCCGTGTCGAAGAGGCGGCCGACAAGGCTGCCGAACCTACCGCCAAGCCGCTGTCGAAGGCCGAGCAAAAGGCAGCCGAAAAGGCTGCTGCTGAAGCCGAAGCCGCTGAAAAAGAGGCGGCCGACAAGGCTGCCTCAAATGGCGGTTGAATCAGACGCTGATCTTCTAGGGTTCTTTGATCCGACCGAGTTCGGGACGGAGGCTGTCATTGCGGCAGTTTCCGGCCCGATCGAATTCGCCGGCATCATCGACTCCGAGGCTGGATCAGACAGGCCGGGCTCAAATTCGCGTAGCGGTTCGAGCCCGTTTTTGACTGGTGCCGCTGACGCGAAAATCCAGACAATCCAGATGATGACTCCGTTCGCGCCGGTATCGGACGCGAGGGCCGAGGACACTCTGACAATCGCTGCCGGTCCTTACGCCGGCGCTTACCGAATCCGCGACATACAGCGCGATGGCGAGGTGTGCCGCTTACTCCTGAACAAGCGATGAGCAGCTACCGAAACCAGATCAACGACGCGATAAAGGCGCAGCTCGACGGGCAGACCGTCGCTGGCTCGCAGATTTACACGTCGCTCGATCGACCACTGGACCCCGAGCGCGACCTGCCGGCCATCATGATTTACACGATGGCCGCTCGGCGTGGGCCAGAGGACTACGGAAATGCGCTGATCCCTCGCACTGTCACGATCGCTATCGAGGCGGCAATCTGTGCCGATCCTGGCGCCGCTATGGAAGCAGCGCAGGACATCGCCGACGAAATCGAGACCGCGATGGAGGCCGACCCGACGCTCGGCAAACTGGTGAATGACACGAAGTGGCGCCAGACGATCAGTGACGTGAGCAGCCACGGCAGCACCGTCATGGGCGTGTGCGTCGTCGAGTACGACGTGGATATCTTCACGAACGCGAAGCCGGACGGGTTCTACGAATACCCAGAAATCCCGCTCACCGAGCTGCCGACCGAAATCATCATCAATCCGAAGCAGACGCCGGCCGAGTACGCCTATCCGCCGGACCAGGCGCCGTACGACGACGAGCGCCTGAACGAGCTGCTCGGGCAGGACGTGACGATCGCGCCGTACCCGGTGAAGAACACGGACCCGCTGTGCAACGACGGCTCGTGCGAAGTGCCGGCATGGTCTGGTGATCCGGAATGACCGCGCGCTCGGAAGGACTCCGCGAGCTCGCGCTGCCCGACATGGAGCGGCGCCTGGCCAATACCGTCCGCTACGGCACGGTCATGGAGGTCGACCTGTCCAAGCGCCGCGTTCGCGTGCAGTCCGGCGATCTCGAGAGCAACTGGATACCCTGGCCGACTGGCCGCGCTGCTGCCGGCAAAATCCGCTGGGACGCGCCGGAGGTTGGCGAGCAGGGCATGATGATCGCGCCCGGCGGCGACCTGAGCCAAGCGTCATTCATTCCCGGCGTCTATCAGGACAGCCACGACGCGCCGGTGTCCGACGCGAACAAGGATCACACCAAGTACGGCGACGGCACGGTGCTCGAGTACGACCGCGGCTCGCACACACTGCTGGCGGACCTGCAGGGCTCGAAGCTCACGATGGACCGCACGAAGATCGAGTTCGAGATCGGCGCTACAAAATTCACGATGACGAACGCCGGCACGACGCTGGTGACGCCGCTGCTCACCGTCACGGCGCCGGCCAGCACGTTCTCCGGAACCGTTACAATCTCCGGCCTGCTCACCTGGCTGGCGGGGATGGCTGGCTTCGGCGGAGGCAGTAGTGGCGCGACCATCAACGGGCCGATCACGCAGACTGGCGGCGCTGTGTCGCTGGCAGGCGGAGCCCTTACCCATGCTGGCAAAAACGTTGGCTCGACACACACCCATACGGGCGTCCAGACCGGCAGCGGGACTACAGGAGCGCCGTCATAATGGCAAACAACTACAACGGCACCAGCAACGACGACGGCAAACCTCTGGGCGGCTCGGAGCACTTGCACCAAAGTATCTCTGACATCCTGAGCACGCGCCTGAACACTCGCGTCATGCTCCGACAGTACGGATCGCGCCTTCCGGAGCTCGTCGACAACCCGATGAACGAGCTCACGAAGGTCGAGCTATTCGCGGCGACGGCTATCGCGCTGGAAACGTGGGAGCCACGCTTCAAGTTGGGCCGCGTCTATATTGAGTCCGCCACAGCGGACGGCAAGGTCGTGCTAACCTTGGAAGGGCGAATTCTGATCAACAACGAGCCGATAACGCTCGAAGGCATCGAGATAAACTGACATGGCAGGATCTTTCACAGTTGTAGACCTGTCGCTGTTGGCGCCGCCCGACGTTGTCGAGCAGATATCCTTTGAGGACATCAAGGCGCTGATGATCGCCGACCTGGTGGCGCGCGACCCGACGTTCTCCGCGCTGGTCGAATCCGATCCGGCTTACAAAATCATTGAGGTGTGCGCGTACCGCGAGGTGCTCGTGCGCCAGCGCGCGAACGAAGCGGCGCAGGCCGTGATGCTCGCCTTCGCGAAAGGCGCAGACCTGGACCATATCGGCGCGAACTACAACGTCAGCCGCCTGCTGATCGACGCTGGCGATCCTGACTCCATCCCGCCAATCCCGCCGACCTACGAAAGCGATGCCGAGTATCGCGCCCGCATTCCGCTCTCACTGGAGGGCTACACGACGGCCGGCAGCGAGGGCAGCTACGTGTTCCACGGCATCAGCGCCGATGGCGACGTGAAGGACATTCAGGCCGTCAGCCCAGTGCCCGGCGACGTGACTGTCTATGTGCTGTCCCGCACGGGCAACGGCGAAGCGTCGCCAGAATTGCTCGACATCGTTGAGGCGGCCTTGAATGCGCAGGACGTGCGCCCGCTGACGGACCACGTCACGGTGCAGTCGGCCGCTATCACGAACTACACAATAGAGGCGCAGCTCGTCGTCTATCCGGGCCCGGACCAGGAGGTCGTGCTGGCGGCCGCTCAAGAGGCCGCAGCGAACTACGCGAACGCCGTGCATCGGATCGGCTACGACGCCACGCGATCCGGCATCTTCGCTGCGCTGCACCAGCCGGGTGTGCAAAACGTCATCCTAACGCTGCCTGCCACCGACCTGGTGATGGGCGACGGCGAGGCGCCGTACTGCACGGCATTCAATATCACCTTGGCAGCGGAACCAGATGTCTGATTTGCTCCCAGCCAATTCGACGGCGGCCGAGCGCGCGCTGGCCGAGGCGACGGCCCGGATCAGCGACGTGCCGACCATGTCGCGACAGGTGTGGTCGCCGGCGGATTGTCCGTCTGAGCTGCTGCCGTGGCTGGCGTGGGCATTCAGCGTCGACGACTGGGACGCGAACTGGACCGACGCACAGAAGCGCGGAGCCATCGCTTCGTCGGCCGCGGTGCATCGCCACAAGGGGACAATCGGCGCAGTCGTCAAAGCGCTGGCGGGGCTCGGGTTCGATGTGCAGTTGCAGGAGTGGTTCAACCAGGTACCGGAGGGCCCAGCCTACACGTTCAGGCTATTGCTGAACGTTGATCAGGTCGGCATCAGTAGCGGCGCGCTGTCGCGCATTATGTCGGTGGTAGAATCGACGAAGAACCTGCGCTCGCACCTTGATACTATTGTGCCGGGCGTCACCACGAAGGCGAAGCTGTTCATCGGCGGCGTCAGCTGCACAGGCAGCGAGCTAACCGTGAAGTATGCGCCGCCATCTGGCACGCCGCTCGTTCTCGACGGGACTTGGTGGCTCGACGGTACAGAGACAATTGATGGAGTAAGAAACTGATGCCGACGCCGCTTTCAAATCTAACGCCGACACCCGGCTGGGATGATGTCAAGCAACTGAACATCAACACGCCTGCTGCCGGCGGACCTGGAGGTCCAATGAACCTACAGGCGCAGGCGCTCCTAAATCGCACGGAGGTGCTGAATCCTGACTCCGCTGGCGCCGCGCCATCCGTACTCGACGGTACGGAAAGCTGGTCATTGAAAAAGGCAGGTGTATGGGTCAAGGGAACAGCCGCGAAGATCGCGGCGTTCGTGATCGGCATCTACGTAGTGACGGTGCGCAGCGGCTCTGGTGCGGTGGCGCGAACACTGCTGGAAACCCTGCGCGACAAGCCAGTTAGCGTGAAGGATTTTGGGGCTCTCGGCGATGGGGTGGCGAATGACTCAGCCGCAGTGCAGGCGGCGATAAACTTTGGTCGCCCGATATACTTCCCGGCCGGGACGTATCTGATCAACGTCACAACGACCGGCAAGATCCTACTGTCCGGCGATGGGTCCACAGCGACTATCATCAAGCCATACAGCACCGCGTCAGCGGCGATCACGTATCGCACATTCGGAAACTACTGGACATATCACTCAGAAGTCCGCGACATTGGGTTTCAGGGTGTCGGGACAAAGACCGGCATCGGCTTTACCTTCAGTCGAACCGTGCCGTCCGACTATCAGGTCGGCGACGAATATTCGCAGAACGTCAAGTTTTACGGCTGCCAGTTCAAGAACCTGGACAAGGGCATCCAATTCCCGTTCGGTAACATCGGGTCAGAGTTCTACTCGTGCGGGTTTTCCGGCAACAAATACGGCGTATACACCCTGAGCAACAAGTTCGGCGGTGACCTGATGCACGCCGGGAACAAGTATTTCTTCGCCGGAGAGTTCGACGACAACGACTGCGCGTTCTATTGTCACGACTCGACCTCGACGGGGTTCAGCGCAGTGTCCTTTGACCGCGTTATTTTTGAATACAACCGGATCGCCTGGTACATCTACGTGGCCGGCAAGATTCACGCCCCCGTGGTGTTTAATGGTTGCCACATCGAGGCAAACGGGCAGATTTCGACAGGCGC